AATGAAAGAGGGTAAGACATTAAAACAAGCTCAAGCAATAGCTTTATCAACTGCTAAAAAACGCAAAAGGAAGTAAAATATAAATAATTACTTTTCTTATCATGTATGGTAAGTCTAAAAAAACAAAAAAAATTAAAAAAGGAGGCAAAAAGTAATGGGATATACATTCAAAGTCCAGACTTATGATGAGTCAAACCAAAAACCAAAGACTGAAAATTGCGAAGTAAAGCCTAAAGCCGTTAAACCTAAAAAGAACAAAAGTAAATAAGTGTGGCTTCTTTCCGTGACATATCAGGAGTAGATTGATATATTGATTATTAATTATTGTTAAAATTTATTTATGTCAGAAGAGCCAATCAAGCCAAACCCTTCTCCTGAACAATATGCAGCTTTACAGGAAGAATTGCAAAAGTTAAAAGCTAATAATGCGAAATTATTAGATCAGAATATTAAAGCAAAAGAAGCAGGTAAGGCTATTCCTCCAGATGTAGATGTAAATGCTTTGATTGCTTATAAGCAAAAGAAAGAGCAAGAGGAACTTGAGGCACAGGGTAAATATGAAGAGGCAAGAGAAAAACTTGCGACTCAATATCGAGAAGCAGAGGAATCCAAAAACAAGAGAATACAAGAACTTGAGCAAAAGCAAAGAGAACTTGAAGTGGAAGCCCCTGCTGTCAGTGCATTAGCTGATGTTGTCCACGATCCACAATATGTGTTATCAAGAATAAATCGAGATCAACTTGCAAGAGAAGCCGATGGCACTGTTGTTATTGTTGACGGCTATAACAGAACACCTGTAAAAGAATGGGCAGTATCGAAAATGCCTCAATGGGTACAAAAAAACCCTAGACCACAAGGCGGTGGAGCAACAACAACAAAAGTAACTGCTGATGTTATTACAGGCGAAAACAACCCATTTGCTAAAGAATCTTTCAACTTAACTGAACAGGCTAGATTATATAGAACAGATATTAATAAATATAATATGCTCAAAAACGCAGTTAGCGGTTAGTATAGAAACAACTTGTTTGTATAAGTTAGGTGTTGTCACCGAACAGTAAAAATCATTAGTACATTTTTTAATGGCTACATTAAGAAGTGATTTAATAATCCCTGAGGTTTTTACACCCTATCTGATTGAAGAAACAACTCAAAGAGATGCTTTCTTGCAGAGTGGGGTCGTGACACCTCTAGCAGAATTAAATCTATCCTCCGAGAGAGGGGGTGACTTTGTAAAGATTCCTTTTTACAAAGCTAATTTATCTGGAGACTTTGAAGTTTTAACAGATTCAACATCATTAACACCTGGAAAGATCACAGCTGATAACCAAATTGCTGCTGTTCTTCATAGAGGTCGTGCATTTAGTTCTAGAGACTTAGCTGCATTAGCAGTTGGTGGTGGCCCAGACCCAATGGCTGCTATCGCTCAAAAAATGGCTGCTTATGTTAATAATCAAAAGCAAAAAGATTTATTCTCTTGCTTAACTGGTGCATTTGGTTCTATCAATGCAAACGACAGCAACTCTGCTCTGTTTGATTTAACAATTGATTCAGAATCAGGTGATACTCCTACAGCCTTAAGTCCTAGACACGTTGCAAAGGCTCAGGCTTTGTTAGGTGATCAAGGATCTAAATTAACATCAATGGCAGTTCATTCTAAAGTCTATTACGACTTGGTTGAGCGTAATGCTATTGATCGCATTTATGACAACACAGGAGCAGCCGATACAGCAGCAGCTTCTGGTAGTACAGCAGGAGCGTTCCCAGGAACAACTTCTATTCCTACATTTATGGGATTAAAAGTTATTGTTTCTGATGATGTTCCAACAACAGGTTCTGGTTCTTCCACTGAGTATTCAACATTCTTCTTTACTCAAGGATCAGTTGTTACAGGTGAGCAAGCACCAATCAGAACACAAACAGATAGAGACATCCTTGCTTTAGAAGAAGCAATGGCTGTGGATCTTCATTACATCTACCATCCAGTAGGTTTGAAGTATGCAGTATCTACTGTTAACCCAACTCGTACCGTATTAGAGACAGTTGCCTCTTGGTCGAAAGTGTATGAGACAAAGAACATCGGAATTGTCCGTGCTACTAACGTAAGTAACCAAGATTAATCATGGCTTCTATTTTTGAAATTGGTGCTGGTAGTTTAATCGGCCCAACAGACGGTGGTACTGTTACTCAGGCTACTAACAAATCAACAGGTGTAACTCTCAACACTGAGAGTGGACAGATCACAATGAACAATGCTGCATTAGCTGACGCTGCTGAAGTATCTTTTACAGTTACTAACAGCAAAGTCGCTGCAACAGATGTTGTCGTTGCTTGCCATGGTTCTGCTGGAACTGCTGGTGCTTATATCGTAAGTGCTAATGGTATCGCAGCTGGATCATTCAAGATCACAGTTTCCAACGTATCTGGCGGATCTTTAAGTGAAGCTATCGTTATTAACTATGTTGCTTTAAAAGGAGCATCTAGCTAAATGGGAATGTACGCTTTTAGGCGTATGAGAGCGAGGAATGAGGCTGCTCAAAAGGCAGCTTCATTAACTCCAACTCTTGAAAAGCCAAAACCAAAACCAAAGCCCAAAAAGGTAAAACTAAATGGCAATAACTCTTGATGCAACAGTTGGTGGTGCTAACGCAAACACTTATATAACACTTGATGATGCAAATTCATTTATTGAGGGTTTAGTCCTTAGTGATGATGCCGCTGCATGGGATGGTTCAAGCAACGATAATAAGAACCGTGCATTATTTACGGCTGCACAAAGAATTGATCGTGAAAAGTTTTTAGGAGCGAGGGTAGATGATACCCAGGCACTTGAATGGCCAAGATCAGGAGTAAGAAAACCTGATACTTATACAAATTTGTATGGTTTATCTTTTCCAAACAGATTAGTTGCTGATTATTACACCGATACTGAAATCCCAGACCGTGTAAAAAATGCACAGGTTATTTTGGCTGTTTATCTTAACAACAATAGGAATGGGTTGGAGTTGAGTGGTCTGGAAGATTTTGCGACAGTTAGTATTGGTAATATAAATGCAACCCCTAGATTTTATGGGGCAGTTGGTATTGATCGAATCCCACCTATAGTTGATCATTACTTGATGGGCATTAGAATAGGTGGAAGAGCAAATTTACAAATTAAGAGGTCTTAAAAATGGGCTACGGCTACCAATACCCAGCAGGGTTAATTATTACAGATACAAATGCCCACACAGGCAGATTTGGCAAGGTGCATTGTTTATCAAATGCAGAGGTAACTTTAGTTGCTGAGAATTTAACAGAGAATGGTTCTTCAACAATAAATGGAATTGAAATGAAATCATCATCTGAAATCGAAGGTGTTATCACAAGCATTACTCTTGCAAGTGGTCAGGTCATAGCTTATTCATTATGAGTCTTGCTAAAGCACTAAAAAAAGCTGCTAGTGCTTCATTAAAGAAGCTTGGTGGTGATGTAACTATCAGAAAAGTGACAGCAGGGGCATATAATACCACTACTGGAGCTATAACAGAATCAACATCTGATACGACAATTAAAGGTGCTTTAAGTAATGTTTCAAGAAATCAAGTAAATGATTTAATTGAATCACAGGATAAGTTGCTTACTATATCTGCTGGCGATCTTACATTTGCTCCAACTACAAAAGATAGAGTAGTCATAAGCAATGTTGAGTTTAAAATTATCCAAGTCACGACAAACGAGCAGAATAATACAGCAATAAGTTTTGATCTTATTTTGAGGTAGTTATGACAAGAAAAATAAGGTTAGACCAAATAGATGATGTGATGAGGGAAGCGGTAGAGGATTTAGTAGCTGCAACTACTTTAGAATGGAGTGCAAGAGTGAAAAAAGCGACACCAGTTGACACTGGGAGGCTTCGTAATTCATGGCAAACAGATATTAGACAACAAGAATTTACAGGAACAATTATTAATAATGTTCCTTATTCAGAGCCTGTTTGCTTTGGGGTAAAACTACCTCCAAGTTGGGGTGGTACATATAGAACAAGACAACAAACAGTTCCTGGTTTTCCTGAACTTATAGGAAAAGAACTTGAACAATATGCAAGAGTAGAATATCAAAAAATAGTAAGAGGCATTTAACATGGCTGCTGTAGATTTAAATACCATCAGATCCACGATAGAGGCAAGACTAGCTACAGAACTTGCATCAAGCCCTGCAATACCTGTTGTATTTAACAATATGGCATTTGATTCCACAACAGAGGATACTTTTGTGCAATGTCTCACTAGCTTTGGTTCTGGCAGTTATTTAACAATGGGAGGATCTGCTGATTCTTCAAATAGTGTTGTCGGGTTAATACTTTTAAATATATTTACAGAAGAAGGGATTGGAGCAGGGTCTAACTACACAATTGGCAAAAGGTTGCGTGACCTCTACAATAATATTACAGTCTCAAATGTAATTTTTGATTCACCTGTTGGCCCTGAAGTCTTAACATCAAGTCCTGAAGGTAAATTCCAAACACAAATCAGAATTACATTTGAAATATATGAGGATCTTTAAATGGAAATAACAGAGGAAATGCTTGATGCTATTGAAGCTGTGAAAGGTAGGCGTGACCCTGCTTATTGGGATGGCCGTTGCAGACGGTATATGGAAAAGCAAGAAAATTTAAAAAAAGATGTAAAAAAGCCTAAAAAAGGTTAATATAAAATAAATACTTTCTTTTGTTATGGCTATCAAGGGTGATGTCGGGAAAATTATGTTTGAAAACGCTGGCGGTACGGAAGCTGACGTTGGCCAAACAAGGTCTTGGTCTTTATCTATTACTAAAGATACGATGGAGACAACAAAGCAAGGCGATACTTTTAAAACAAATATCGGTGGGTTGATTCAAGGTGAAGGTTCAGCAGAACTTCTTTATAATCCATCAGAAACTGGTGCAGGCTACACAACATTTATTGATGATGTGTTAACAACAGGCGATAACGCTGACGCATTATTTGAATTATTTCCTGACAAAGACACTTCAGCAAAGAAAATTAGTTTTGCAGGAATTATTACTAATGCTGAATATGGTGCGACTCTTGGTGAAGTTCAAATAATTAATATCAGTTTCATTACAAGCGGTACTATAACTTCAGCTATATAGTAACTTTAAAAAAACTAACCCCACTTAATTCATGCCAAACAAAAGAACCATTGATTTAATTACTGAATCTTACGGAGATCAAATGTCTGTAAGAAGAAAGTATGAATTTAAAAATTCAAAAGGTGAAAAAGTTGTTGATTTATATTTTAAGCCATTAACTAGATATGACAGGCAGAAGGCTCAAAGTGCAACTGGTACAGATGAAGCTTTAACAGTATCAACTCAGTTACTTTGCCAAATGGCAGAGCTTGAGGATGGCACTAAAGCATTTAATATTGCAGATGCTCCAAACCTACAAAGGGAACTCCCCGAAAACGTATTAAATGAAATCGAACTATTTCTATTTGATATTAAACTTGATATTGATACAGCAAAAAAAGATTAAGGCGAGATAATTGGTTAAATTTTGAATTTTTTCTCGCAACAGAATTAGGTAAAACTTTAAACGAATTAAGGACTTCTATTACCGAAGAAGAACTAATATATTGGGCTGCATATTATGAAGTTAAAAATGATAGAGAAAAAAAAGCAAATAGGAGGTAGTATATAATAAAGGCTTTTTTATTTTGTGGCACAGGCTAATGTAAAACTTACGGTTGATGCTACGAGTGCGACTAGAGCTTTAAAGGGTGTACAAAATCAAAGCAATCAATTACAAAAATCATTCGGTGGGTTAAAGACCGCAATAGCTGGAATTGGTTTTACTGTTCTTGCAAAAAATGTAATATCAACAACAGCTAATCTTAAGACTTTACAGTTAAGAATGAAAGGTCTTACATCGGAATATGGAGAATATGCACAGGTACAAGAATTAGTAACGAAAGCTCAAAATAAGTTTAATTTATCTATAGTTGAGGCAACAAAAAGCGTAACAGATATTTTTGCAAGATTAAGACCTTTGGGCATTGAGTTAAGAGAAATTGAAACCGCCTTTATGGGCTTTAATACTATTGCGGTTGCTGCTGGTTTAAATGCCAATGAGATGAACGCAGCGTTTACTCAGTTGGCACAAGGTTTAGGTTCTGGGCGTTTACAAGGCGATGAATTTAGAAGTATTGCAGAGCAAATTCCACAACTTTTATCTGCTATTTCAAAAGAAACTGGGATTGCTTCAGGAAAATTAAAAGATTTTGCATCAAAAGGTTTATTAAAAACAGATATTATTATTAGGGCCTTAGCAAATTCAACAGAAAAATATCAAGATACTGTAGACAATATAATAAAAAATTCACCAGAGGCAGCATTTAAAGCCTTTAGTAATGCTGCACTTGAATTACAATTAACGCTTGGTGATAAATTATTGCCTTCGATTGTAGCGATAACAAAAGCTTCAACTGCATTTGTCAAGGCGATTACTGATTTTGTCGATAGTGAAGCAGGGCAAGTTACTTTAGCATTTATCGGGATTGCTGCTGCAATAAAAGGTGTAACGGTTGTGGGAACAATTTTAGCTACACAAATTGGCCTTTTAAAAGCTAGTTTCTTCTCGATGTCTATGGCAGCAGCAGCGGCAAATGGAACTTTGGCAACAACAACCACAATGGCTTTTGCTACTGCTGGAGGATTTGCAAAGGCTACGGCAGCCGCAACAGCTTTTAAAATTGCACTTGCAAAAACAGGAATAGGTCTGATAATTCTTGGCCTTGGATATTTTACTGCAGAGCTTTTGAAAGCTATAAATGCACAAAAAGAATTTAATAAAGTTTTGGAGAAAGGAACTGTAGTTGAAACCAAGGAAAAAATAAAAGAATACAGGAAAGAAATTGAAAAGTTAGAAGCAAGAATAGCAAAAGCAAATGTTGTGGGATTTATTCTTAGAGACTGGTTCTTAAGAGGGGCTGGAAATGCTTCAGATATGAAAAATGAAATTTCTCAACTAGAAGAGAAAATAAAACAATTACAAAAATCCCTAGAATTAAAAGAAGAATTAAAACTTGCGAAAGATTTTGATAAGGTGAGGAGATCACTTTTAGAGAGTAATGAAGAATTAAAGAACATTATTGAGAAATCAAAACTTGAAACTGAAGAAAAAAGAAAACAATTTGACCTTGATCAAAGAAAAAATGAACTTATTGCAAAATATGGAGAGGATTTAGCCGAAGTAATATTGAAACAAGAAGAAAAGAACAGAGAACTTAAAAAAGGTGTAGACAAGATAAAAGAGCAAGAGGAAGCAGCTAAAAAACTTGCAGAAACTTTTGAAAAGATAGGAGATTCTATTGCTACAGGAGTTTCAGATGCCTTAGTAGATGCTGTTATGCAAACTAAATCTTTAGCAGATAGTGCAAGAGCTTTATTGAATGATATTGCTAGACAATTAATGAGACTTGGAATTAATACTCTTTTATTTAATACTTTTGGAGGTGCTGAGGGAATATTTAAAAATCTTAAGACTTTCTCAACAGGAGGTAGACCACCTGTTGGCAGACCTTCAATAGTAGGAGAGAAAGGCCCAGAATTATTTGTTCCCTCAAGGGCTGGCACGATTATTCCAAATAATCAATTAGGAGGAGGGGCTTTAACTAATAATATTGTTGTAAACGTAGATATGGACGGAGGTATTGATGCAGAAGGAGCAGAACAAGAAGGTAGGGAATTAGGCAGACTTATTGCGGTGGCAGTACAATCTGAGATAATACAACAAAAAAGAGCAGGGGGTTTATTAGCATAATGGCGACCTTTCCAGACATTAAACCTTCGTATGGATCGAGAAAAAATAATGCACCAGATTTCAGACTGATAAGATTTGCTGATGGTTATGAACACAGAATAACTTTTGGATTAGCTGCAAATCAAAATCCTAAAACTTTTAACTTTACATGGAATGTCAGTGAAACTGATGCAGATACTATTGAAACATTCTTAGATGATAAAGGAGGAACAGAAAGTTTCGATTACACTCCAGCAGGGGAAAGTTCTGCCATGAAGTTTGTATGTGAAAAATGGAATAAAACAATTCCATATTCAAACAGAGCAACAGTCACAGCAACTTTTAGACAAGTATTTGAGCCATGAGTACAGACCCCATAGTTTCTGATTTACAAAAAGCCAACCCATCAGCAATTATTGAAATGTTTTCTTTAACAACTGATGCAACTTTACATGGATCAGCAGCTACTTATAGATTTCATAATGGCACAAATGCTATAAGTAATGGAGATATTATTTGGGCTGGTAATACCTACGTGAAGATGCCAATTACAGCAGAAGGTTTTGCCTACCAACGTGGGCAGATCCCTAGACCAACCCTTACTGTAAGTAATGCTTTAGGAACTATTACAGCGATACTTTTAAATGTCAATTCAGTCACAACTGGAAACGATTTAACTGGAGCTACAGTTACAAGGATAAGGACTTTGGTAAGATTTATTGATAGTATTAATTTTGCTGGCAACACGAATCCATTTGGGACACCAGACCCTACAGCAGAATTTCCACAGGAAATTTATAAAATAGATAGAAAATCAACAGAAACTAGAGATATTGTTCAATTTGAATTAGCTGCTCCTTTTGATCTCGCTGGCGTAAGAAGCCCCAAGAGAATATGCACTAGAGATAATTTTCCTAGTATCGGAACTTTTATTACATGAATTGGAAAGACGCTGCTCTTGCTCATGCGAAAGACCAAGACCCTAAAGAATCTTGCGGACTTTTGTTGAATATCAAAGGAAAAGAAAGATATTTTCCTTGTAGAAATTTATCAATGACAGCCCATCAATGTTTTATTATTGACCCAGAAGATTATATAAAAGCAGATAATACAGGAGATATTATTGCTGTTGTTCATAGTCACCCAGTTACTCCACCAGTTGCTAGTCAGGCAGATCAAATTAGTTGTGAACAAAGTAATTTCCCGTGGCATATTGTTAATCCAAAAACAGAACAATGGGGATATTGCGAACCTTGCGGATATAAACCACCCTTGCTTGGCAGACCTTGGGTTTGGGGTGTCACTGATTGTTGGTCTTTAGTCAAAGATTGGTACAAAGAAGAAAAAAATATTGATCTAAAAGATTGGGATAGACCTACAACACCAGAAGAATTTATATTGAATCCTTTGTTTGAAAGTTGTGCTTGGGGAACGGGTTTTAGAGAGATTGAACCAGGTGAAAAATTAATAAATGGCGATGCTTTATTGATGTCTATTGGATCTCCTGGTTTAAATCATGTAGCTATTTTTATAAATGGTGATGTTTTGCACCATTTAACAGATAGACTAAGTTGTATAGAGCCTTATTCGGAATGGTTGTTAAAATGCACAGGAAAGAGGTTGCGTTATGCTGCGTAAAATAAAACTATATGGAGAATTAGCCACATTTGTTGGTCATAAAGAATTTGAAGTAAAAGCAGACACTCTAAGTCATGCAATAAGTTTTTTAGTTAATAATTTTGAAGGCATAGAAGAATATATGAACCCGAAATATTATCAGGTAAAAGTTGGTGATTATGCTATTTCTAAAACAGAAATAGAACATCCAATAGGACAACAAGATATTCATTTTGTCCCTGTTATAGCTGGTGCTGGAGGAAATACAGGGAAAATATTGTTAGGTGCTGCATTAATTGCTGTAGGCATGGGTGCTTTTGGTGCTTTTTCTGGTAAAGCTGTTTCCTTTGGAGCAAAGGGTATTGGTTTTGGGAAGGCTGCTCTTGGAGCTAAAGCCGCTTTTGGCATTGGTGCTGCTTTGGTTCTTTCTAGTGTGAGTGATATGTTATTTCCATTACCAACAATGCCTGAATTTAAAAGTGAACAAGACCCTAGAATATCATTTGGTTTTGGTGGAACGCAAAATACTTCAAGGGCTGGAACTCCAGTTCCAATAGTTTATGGAGAAATAGTTACAGGATCAGTTGTTATAAGTGGTGCTGTTGATACCCAACAGGTGAGAGCATGACAAACGCACCAAGGAAAATTATTCGAGGTTCTGGTGGTGGTAGTCCTCCACCTCCCCCTCAACCGACTAGAGCGCCTGATACTTTACATAGTAGACAGTTTGCTACTTTTCTTGATCTTATTTCTGAAGGTGAAATCGAAGGGTTTGCTTCTGCTTCAAAAGAAGGACTTACAAAAGGAACAACTGCATATAACAACGCTGCATTAAAAGATGTATTTTTAAATGATACCCCTGTCTTAAAATCCACAGCTAATTCTGCTAGTCCAGCTTCTACTGATTTTAATTTCCAAGATGTAAGTTTTAATCCTAGATTTGGTACATCAGGTCAGACAAAAATTGAAGGTATTGAGAGCAGTTCATCCGTCACGGCAGTAGGAGTAACTGTGACAACATCTGCTCCTGTTACTAGACAGATCACAAATACAGATGTTGACGCTGTAAATGTAACGATAACCTTTCCACAACTACAAAAAGCCACAGATAAAGGTGATTTATTAGGTTCTACTGTCCAATTTAAGATTTCAGTTCAATATAATTCTGGTGGTTACACGGATATTATTACAGACACGATTACAGGTCGAAGTGCTGATGCTTACCAAAGAGATTATAGGGTGAATCTTACAGGTGCTTTCCCTGTTGATATTAGAGTTAGTAGAGTTACAGCAGATAGTTCAGATTCAAGTCTTATAGATGCTTTCCAATGGACAAGCTACGGAGAAATTATTGATGATTCTAATACTTATGCTAATAGTGCTTATGCTTCTCTTCGATTGGATTCTATGCAGTTCCAATCAATTCCTACTAGAAAATATCGTATTAGAGGAGTAAAGGTAAGGATTCCAGGAGCAGGTGCTAGTGGATCTGGCACTCCGACTGTAGATAGTGCTACTGGTCGTATCGTTTATCCGACTGGTTATATTTTTAATGGTGTTATGGGTGCTGCTCAATGGTGTTCATGCCCTTCGATGGTGCTGCTTGATCTGTTAACTAATACACGCTATGGATTTGGAGATCATATAACAGATAGCAGCCTTGATTTATTTTCTTTTGTAACTGCTAGTAAATTTGCAAATACGTTAGTATCAGATGGATTAGGAGGTCAAGAGGCTAGGTTTAGTTGCAATGTAAATATACAAGGGAGTGAGGAGGCGTTTGATTTAATAAATGAGTTAGCTGGTGTGATGAGGTGTATGCCAATTTGGTCTGCTGGTAGTATTTCTTTAAAACAGGACAGTCCAGCTACAGCTTCGTATCTTTTTAATTTGTCAAATATCACCAGTGATGGATTTACTTATTCTGGTAGCAGTCTTAAGCAACGTCACAGCGTTGTTTCTGTGTCTTATTTCAACATGGATACACAGGAGATAGATTTTGAAGTTGTAGAAGATGCCAATTTAATTAACAAAATAGGTACAAGTATCAAACAAGTTAAAGCTTTTGCTTGTACTTCCAGGGGGCAAGCTGCCAGATTAGGTCGGGCAATTCTTTTTAGTGAAGCTAATGAAACTGAGATAGTGAGTTTTACAACTTCTATTGATAGCGGAATTGTAGTAAGGCCATCAGCAATCATAGAAATTGCAGATCCTGTTAGAAGTGGAGTAAGAAGAGGAGGAAGGATTGCTTCTGTGACTTCTACAACTGTTATGACTGTTGATGATTCTACAAATACAGATATAGCAACTACAGATAATGCAAAATTTAGCGTTGTAATGCCAGATGGGACAGTCGAAACTAAGGATATTACTTCTGTTTCTGGAGCGACAATTACGGTTTCAAGTGCTTTTTCTCAAACACCCAACGTCAATGCAAATTGGTTAATTTCTAATGACACTGTTCAATCTCAATTATTTAGAGTAATAACTGTGGAAGAAATAGATGGCATAAACTATGCGATCACTGCTTTATCTTATGTAAATGCTAAATATGCTTTTATTGAAGATGGTTCAAGTTTACCAACAAGAACTGTATCTACTTTAAATGAATTTAAAGCCCCACCATCGGCTTTACAGGCTGTTGAAAAAATTGTTGTTGTTAATAACCAAGCAGTATCGAAAATCATTATTAGTTGGCAGCCTATTGTTGGTGTTACGCAGTATCAATTTAACTATAGATTTAATAATGGAAACTTTATATCCCAAACAACTTCTAGCCCTGATTTTGAAATATTTGATAGTGATATTGGAACGTATGAATTTCAAGTATTTAGTTATAACGCAGCATTGCAAACAAGTGCGACTTCCGCTGACTTAACTTTTAATGCAGTTGGTAAAACGGCCTTACCTTCAAACGTAACTGGATTAACAGCAGAGCCTATAAATGAAAAATTAGTGAGATTACGTTGGGATTTATCTACTGATGTAGACGTTATTCATGGTGGTCGTGTCTATGTAAGACATTCCACAAAAACAGATGGGACAGGAACATTTAGTAACTCTGTCGATCTAATTCAAGCGTTAGCTGGTAATACAACAACTGCTGAAGTTCCTTATTTAGAAGGGGAATATATTTTGAAATTCAGAGATGACGGAGGGAGATTTAGTGCTGGAGAAACAAGTGTCATCATTGATTTACCTGACAATCAAGCTCCTTTGTTAACACAAACCAGAAGAGAAGACAATGATAGCCCTAAGTTTCAAGGAACAAGAAGCAATATTGATTTTGATTCCGCAACAGGAACTATTAATTTAGCTGGATCTGGTTTATTTGATGCTATTAGTGATTTTGATGCAGTCGGGTCATTAGATGACTTTGGTGGTATTGAAAGTTCTGGTACTTACGATTTTGGAGGGACTGCTGGTGGAGATACTTTAGATTTAGGAGGTGTATTTAGTCTTGATCTTAAACGTCACTTCTTAACCGAAGCTTTTTATCCTAGTGATTTAATAGATAGTAGGACAGCAAATATTGATACCTGGACAGATTTTGATGGAGCTACCGCAACAGATGTAAATGCTGAGATGTTAGTCAGGGTTACACAAGATAATCCTTCTTCTGGATCTCCTACATATACAGCGTTTCAGACTTTTGCCAATGGTACTTATAAAGGTAGAGGATTCCAATTTAGAGCAAAATTAACAAGTAATGATACAGCACAAGATATTAGAGTATCGCAATTAGGCTATACAGCGTCTTTACAGAGAAGAACAGAACAAAGTAATATTATTGCAAGCGGAGCAGGTGCAAAAGCTGTCACGTTTACCAATCCATTTTTTGTTGGGACTTCTTCCCTATTAGGAGCAAATTCTAATTTACCTTCTATTGGAATTAATGCTCAGAATATGGCATCTGGAGATTACTTCGTTGTTTCCAGTGTAAGTGGTACAGGATTTACTGTTCACTTCAAAAACTCCTCAAATGCTTCGATTGATAGAAATTTCAGTTATCAGGCTGTCGGATTTGGTAAAGGAGGGTAGAATAAACTCAATGTTACTTTTTTAAATGGCAGAACACGATTTTGTAATTGATAACGGAACAGGAAGTGCAGTTCGTACTGACTTAAACAATGTTCTGCAAGCTATTGCGTCTAATAATAGCAAGTCTGGTGCGTTAACAACTAATTATGCTTATCAATGGCACGTTGACACATCTGACGGAAATTTAAAGATAAGAAATGCAGCCAATAACGGATATGTAACTGTTGGTCCAGTAGCTACTACAAATTTTGGATTAGCACCATTAGCAGGTGCAACATTTACTGGGAAAATAACTCATAATTATACATCTAGCGTTACAGTCCCTTCTGGTACAACGGCTCAGAGGGATGGTAGCCCTGCTGTTGGTATGTTGAGACACAATACCACCCTTAATCAATTTGAAGGCTATAACAATGGTGCATGGGGTGCTATCGGAGGAGGTGCTGGAGCTACTGGCGGAGGCACAGATGAAGTGTTCTTTGAGAATGACCAAACTGCAACAACTTCTTATAGTTTAACTGCCAATAAAAATGCACATAGCGTGAGTCCTACAATTAATAACGGAGTCACAATTACTGTGCCTTCTGGTGCAAAATTAGTTATCTTATAGTTATGGCTATTGCAATCAACGGATCAGGAACAGTTACAGGAATCTCAGTAGGAGGTTTGCCTGACGGAATAGTAGACACAGATATGCTTGCTAATAATGCTGTCAGTTCTGCAAAGTTAGCTAGTGGTGCTGGCGGTAAAGTTCTTCAAGTTAAGCAAGCGGTGAAAACTGATACCGCCTCTTCAACAAGTGAAAATTATGCAGATATTTCTGGGTTATCAGTATCTATTACCCCAGCATCAAGTTCAAATAAAATTTTAGTTACTTGTAATATTCATGTTTCTGGACATACAGATTCTTTCCAAGCATTTAAAGTTTTAAGAGATTCAACAGCCATAGGGTTAGGAACAGCAGGTACAGGAAACCAAACTAATGCGAGTTTCGCAACTATGTGTGTAAATCAAGGTTCTGCTGAATATGGTTTAAGAATTGGAAGTTTTGAGTTTTTAGATTCCCCTAGTTCTACGAGTGCTTTAACTTATAAGGTTCAATGGGCATCAACATATCAAGATTATACTAGCTATATAAACAGACCCCATGATACTGTCAATGATGATTATAGTATATTCGCCAGTTCAACAATAACAGTAAAGGAGGTTGCATAATAATGGCAAATCTTGACCATGAAGCTATAAGAAAAGCTTATCCTAACGCTGTAAATATTGATGATGGTGCAGGTGCTTTTGATAAAGATGGAAAGTCTGTAACTCTTGTTCAATCTAAGATTGATACAGCACGAACTGAATTAAACACAGAGGCAGCTAAAGTTAAATATAAAACCGATAGGACAACAAATGGTTCCAAAACGTATGCTTCTTTTGGAGATCAACTTGATATGTTGTATGCCGATATGAAGGCAGGTAAACTAGATACAACTGGAACGTGGGCAACCCACATCAAAGCGGTTAAAGACGCTAACCCAAAACCTAGTTAATTATGAGCAAAATATCACTCAAACACTCAGGCGGTAATGTTGTTTCACTCAATGTCCCATCATCCGCACCAACTTCGGCAGACGTAGCATTTAAGCTGCCCAATGCTGATGGTTCGGCTGGTCAGTATATTAAAACTGATGGATCAGGTAATTTAGCTTTTGCTTCTGTAACTGCTACAAGCACAAGAACTTGTAGCAGCAATACTGTATTATCTAGTCAGGCGAATGTTGATTATACAGGTTTTGGAACATTAAAAAGATTTGATATTCACGTTAGTGCTTTAAGTACGGCTGGTGCAAATTGGGGTGTCAGATTAGGTACTGGTGGAAGTTTAAAAACAAGTGGATATAATGCTGGAGCAGGTTATATAAGATCTTCTAGTAATGTGACCTCTTCAACAACTTCTGGGTTCTATACACATGGAATGAACGAAGCAGCTTATTCTAATAATGGATATTTTACCTTTACTAAAGTTAGTGGCACAGAACATAAATGGTGGTGTATGGCAAATATTTCAGAATACGAAACTCAAGATCATTGGTTTATTATTTTTGGCTATGTTACTTTAACAGGAACATTAGATATCATAAGTGTTTTGACAGAATCAGGAACTTTTGATGCTGGTAATTTACGTCTTGTTACTTACTCAGATTAATTATGACTAAAAAAACTATTGTAAATTTTCAAACAGGAAAGGAAACGACAGTTGATTTAACTTCTGAAGAAATTGCTGCCAGAGAAGCAATAGCGACTGAAAACGCTAAAACAAAATATGTAACTGACAGATTAATTCATGGTAAGGATAGCGATGGAAACAGTACGACATATTTAAATATTGGAGAGCAACTAGACCAACTATTTCGTGATATAGATTCTGGGAAGTTTGGTGCAGACGCAAAAACAGGTGAATGGTATATTGCAACTAAGAAAGTAAAAGACGTTAATCCAAAACCATGAGTACACTAAAAGTCACTAATGTTGCACACGAAACAAGCACTTTAAATACGCTTGTATTTGATAATGGTGGTGGTTCTGGTAACGGAAGAGTTACCACAAAAGGAACTATTGGAGAGATAACTGCTGTTTCTTACGCTTCTACGATTACATTGGATTTCAGAACTGGTAATAATTTTTCCACAACTCTTACTGGTAATGTCACTATTGCCAACCCTTCAAATATTTCTGCTGGTCAAAGTGGAGTTTTGTTTATAACTCAAGATGGCACAGGAAGTAGAACCGCAGCATTTGGATCGTATTGGGACTTTTCAGATGGTACAGCACCTACATTATCAACAGGAGCTAATCAGGTAGATGTTATTGCTTGGATAGCAAGAACCAACACAAATATAACTGCACAGTTTATTGGAAACTTTAGCTAATGAGCAGTCTTGGCAGTCCTAATCCTTTCTTCATAGCAGGCAAAAAAGCATACGAGATAGAACGCAGTTTAAGAGTTAATGATGATGATAGTGCATACCTAAGTAGAACACCTAGTAGTGCTGGAAATAGAAGAACTTTTACTATAAGTCTATGGACAAAAAGAGCCAATCTTACTGGTGCTTTATTCGGTTCATATATATCTGATGCGGATAGAGCTACTTTAAGATTTACTAGCGATTATTTAGAATTTCAAAGTGCTGGTGCTTCTGTAAAAACAAATGCAGTATTTAGAGATTCATCTGCTTGGTATCATATAGTATGTGCTATTGATACGACACAGGGAACTCAATCTAACAGAGGAAAGCTTTATGTAAATGGTGTCCAACAAGAGCTTTCTTCAAATAATTTTTCTCAAGATGTTGAAACAAGTGTAAATAACAACTCACTTCATGTACTTGGTACAAGATGGGCAAGCGGTAGTGCAAATATGTTATATGATGGATATTTAGCAGAAGTTCATTTAATAGATGGATCGGCTTTAACACCATCATCTTTTGCCGAAACAGACGCAGTAACAGGAGAATATAAGCCTAAAAAGTTTGTGGGTTCATACGGAACAAATGGATATTATTTAAATTTTTCAGACAATTCTGGAACGACTGCAACAACACTTGGTAAAGATTCAAGCGGTAATGGTAATAATTGGACACCAAATAATTTTGCAACTGGTGATTCTGTAAAAGATAGTCCTACTAATAATTTTGCAACATTTAGACTTTATGGAACACCTGCAGCAAGTGGAGCATTATTAGCAGAGGGTAATTTAAAATTCACTACAGGTTCAAGTGGTTCCGCCAGAAACTTAAACAGACAAGGTATAAGCACTTTCCTTCCCACTTCTGGTAAATGGTATGCAGAAGTAAGAGTAACAGGTGGAAGTGAAAATAACTTTATTGGTGTTTCAGCTTATCAAGTGGGAATATCTCCTTCAAGCAATAATTCTCGATATGTTTATTATTATGGCCCTGATGGACAAAAATACGTCAATACTAATGGTTCTGAATCAAATGCAAATCATGGTGCTGGATATGGAAATGATGATATTGTAGGCATCTACATTGATATGGATGCTGGAACCCCAACAGTTTATTTTTCAAAAAATGGACAATGGGCAGATGGATCGGGCAACTCTGATGAATCAACTCCTACTTCTGGAATCACTTTAGGAGATACTTTTTTTACAACAGATGCAGGAGGACATACAGGGATTGGAATTATTGTAAGTTCTTCTTCTGGTGGGAGTAGTGTTAATTATCAGGCTAACTTTGGACAAGATAGTACATTTTCTGGACTAACTACAGCAGGTGGAAATACAGATGCAAATGCAAAGGGAGATTTTAAATATACAGTTCCTACAGGAGCTAAAGCCTTATGTTCAGCAAACTTACCCGACCCAACAATAAAGCTACCTGATGACCATTTTAATACTGTACTTTGGTCTGGAAATGGAACTAACGGAAGAACTATTTCAGGTGTAGGTTTTGATCCTGATTGGACATGGATTAAGTGTAGAAGTGATGCTGTTGACCATTTACTATATGATACTGTCAGAGGTGGTAACAAGGTTATATCATCTAATGCTACTGCTGTGGAAAGTAGCAGTTCACAGTATGGCTATCTAAGTGCATTTGCTTCAGATGGATTCACGCTTACTCAAGGAACTAACGGGACTCATCCTATGGGTAGTGTTAATCACTCTGGTCGGACTTATGCTGCATGGAACTGGAAAGCTGGAGGATCTGCTTCTTCAAATGGTGATGGGTCTATAACGTCATCTGTATCTGTCAATGCTTCAGTAGGGTTTTCTATAGTTTCTTGGACAAGCACTGGAACAACAGGTTCAACTATTGGGCATGGTTTAGGTGTTAAACCTAGTTGTATCATTTTAAAAGGTAGAAATACAACTGACGCTCAACCTTGGAGAGTTTATCATTCTAAACTAGGAGCAACAAAAAGTTTAATGTTAGACGCTACTGATGCAGCAGCGACACAGACAGGTGTCTGGAACGATACTGAACCGACATCAAGTGTATTTACTGTTGGTAGTTTTAGCTCAGTTAATGAAAACACCAAAAATTATATAGCTTATTGTTTTAGTGAAGTAGCAGGGTTTAGCAAGTTTGGGTCATATAGAGGAAACCAAAATGCCAATGGCACGTTTGTTTTTACAGGTTTTAGACCTGCACTAGTAATTACGAAAGGAGATTGGGGTGGTAACTGGAATATGTACGATAATTCACGCAATCCATTTAATGTTGCTAACAAAACTTTATATCCAAATTTAAATAATGCAGAATCTACTGAAAGTTCATCAGGGAATCAAATGGATTTACTTTCAAATGGTTTTAAACTAAGAGGAAGTAATAATGATACAAACCATGCTGCTGATTTCGTATATTTAGCTTTTGCGGAATCTCCATTTAAGTACGCTCGTGCTAGATAAACGAGTATATACTAAAATAAAACTATGGCATTTAAATTAAACGGAAAACCTTTAGCAGTTGATGTTCCCTTTACTTTAGGGGATATAAATTACCCTGCTAACTGGTTAAGACTATCAACAGCACAAGAGAAGAAAGATATTGGTATTACTGAAGTTGCAGACGATCCAGTATATGATGGTCGTTTTTATAATGGAGATGGAACTGCAAAAGCACTTGATGATGTAGACGCTAAAGATGAAGATGGCAAATTAATGAAAAATGAAGACGGCAGTCAGATGGTTATACAGGGTGTTAAATCAGTTTTAAAAGCACAGGAAAAAGCAACTGCTGGTTCTTTGTTAGCAAAATATGATTGGTACGTTGTAAGAAAAGCTGAAAAATCTACAGCGATTCCTTCAGCTATAACAACCTATCGTGATGGAGTAAGAACAGCTTGTAATACTAGGGAAACAGAAATTGACGATTGTGCAGATACAGCAGCTTTAGTTACTTTGTATGGAAGTACAGAACAAAGTGATAAAACTTGGAAGCCAAATATGACACAATACCCAGCAGATCCTAATTCTTAACAGTTATTTGTCTCGTCACATAGCTTGAAATCAAATATAAAGGTGCAATGGTGGGTAAAATTAAAAGCATTGATATAATTAGCGTGTGGCTTATAGCCTTTATTATTGCCTCTTTAATCATGTTTCAAAAAATCGCTAACATTTTAAGTATAGCTTCATTTGTTCTTATTACTAGCACTTTAGGTGGTTCTTATTTTGGTTATAAATATGTAACATCTGAACAGTTTAAAGCTAAAATTATGAACCAGGTACTTGGCGAAGTGAAAGGGTTGTTACCTAATATTATGGATAATACATTACCAAAAACAACAGGCCCATCACTGCCGATTCCTAAACGTTAAATATGAATTGTTGGCATTGTAATACTGAGTTGATCTGGGGTGGAGATCACGATATGGAAGAAGATTCTAGGTATTCAACGATGACTAACTTATCTTGCCCGAAATGTTTTTGTGAAGTAGAGGTATATTTGCCGAAAGATGCCTATGACTGAAATACCAGATATTCATATTCCTGAGATACATATACCATATACCCACTTGCCTAATTATGACCATTCAAATGTGCAAGTTATAGGTTGTACTTACTATCACAGAGACACAAAGAATACAGGCAATAGGAATTTAATAATAGATGATCCAAGAGGAGTAGTAAGCAATTGTCCGTACCCTAGTTTCTACCCATTAAATTTTGTACCAGATCAATTAACTATTGTCGAACAAGCTGCACCAATACAACAAGAATCAAAACCTTTACCAGAAGGTAAACCTCCTAAAGCTGAAATCCCCAAAAATAAAAAGAATGAAGAAGATGAATATAAACCATGCCCACCTAAGAACGCACCATATAGAGAAGGAGATTTCAAAAATGAACTACGGATTGAAAGGTTGGTAAAATATGAACGAGATATATCAGATGGTTCTTGTAATGCGGTCTGGGAAAAAGTACCTTTCATCGACCAATACGTCCCAACACCTAGCGTGGTTGTTAGTACTGCTGTTATCGCTACTGTGGCTGCGACTACTCCTATTATTTTGAATTTAGTGAAGCCTATTGTTAAGCAGATAATTAAAAAACTGACAAAGAAGAAAGATAAGGTAGAATAACTAATACGAGGTACTCCCCGAAATCCTAACGGACTAGGCCGACAATGCTTCTATCAGGCAAACGAGGTAAGAGGCGTTTGTTTCTCATGAACAAGAAAATCCTTCTAAGCCTTTTTTCATTTGAGCTTGGGAGGGTTTTTAAATTATTTTGTGTATAATAAATATTAAGCAAAGGAAGTTCTAACCAAAGCTAACACTCCCTAGTTAGAAAGAGCTTTTGCTTATTTAGACAAGCTAGCCCGTGGCTTGTCTTAAGTTTTTACGGTTGTTATTATAAAAACGGTGGTCTAAGTAGGTAGGTTTTTGATTGTTTCCTATCTACTTTTTTTATTTTGTTTGGGATAACTTTTTTGTATGGCATCTCTTCCCATATAAGCCAATCCTTTGGTTTCGGTGCTAATAAATAACACTCCTTTTCACCATGAATGTATGCTTCGACAAGTAATTGTATATCTGTTGATAGTGCTTCATTAGTATCAGCTAATCTGCGATAACTATTGCCTAGAAATATCATTCCCACTGTCAAAAATGCTGCACCAAAGTAACCTATCGTTGCAATTCCAAAATGTAATTTAGTCATCTGATTTTATTTCGTGCGTATGTGGGACAACTTGACCTGGTGGGACTGTAACGGAAATCCCCTCGCATATTGAAGCATACTTGCCTGTAAAGGTTACGCCAAGTTTCGCTTGCTCACCACAGACCTTAAGTCTAAAAAGTGCAACCTCTAATTCAGTCTTCTTGTATAGTATCTGTTGATTTTTTATATTTATCTCTGTTGCCTTATGACATAGTGCAGGTGCTTTGCCTAGAGGAATACTGAACTGTGCTGAGATACCGTAGTTTAAATTATAATTATCTTTTTCAAATCTTGGTGTTCGTTGATAATATTTGATGGCCCCAGTATCTTCGTTGTAAATTGGTTGAACAGTTTCTGTTTCTATAGGTCGGTTAAATGACCATGAGTCTGTAAGGAAAGGTGTAATGGTAAGACTGGGAGAACTACAGACAATCCCTTGCGACATCCTAAATTGTGGAGTGCTTTGCGGTGCAATCATTGTCGCATTATTATTTACCGTTCCTTGGGCAGTCGAGTTCGGACTACTGACCGTTGTCGAAGCCATGACTGGCTTTACAGGTATTAGAAATAAAACTATTGCCCAAAGGTAGTTTCTACGGTGGTGGTTGTGGTGGTGTTTATGGTGCGGTTTATTGTGGTTATTGTGTCCAAACCTGGCGAAATTACTGACTCCACAAGTGAGAACGGCTGTCCAGAATTTACTATTTTCCATCTAGGCACTCCTTCCAACGTAGGACTTGTATATGAAAAGTTAACCCCATTAACTGTTTGCGTAGCTTCTGCGGTAGGAATTGCATTGATATAACCATTAACATCCGCACTCTCTATATTCGTGCCTGAAACGCTCAGAGTGTAGCCTGTCCGAAACTGATGGCTTACGATATTTTCTGTCACTACACTTTGGCTTTGGGAATTTGTACTCGAAGATCCTGTGCGGAACGTTGGTACAACTGGATTTGCGAGGATTCTGACAGGGAATAATATTATTAATAGCAGCCAAAGTTTAGTCAATTGTAATTTGGACTGAAGTTGAACCAACACAGCTAGAACCAGATCCAAATGCGCCTGAACAGGTATGAACCCCACTACTCAAACTCGTCATCGCCCCACTTCCCAAAGTACCACCAGATCCTATAGTTGTTTGCCCTCCAAGGTGTGGTAGTGCTGCTATGCCTGATGATGGAGTAACTGCTGATGGTGTCGCATCTCCCATAGTCACCGACTCCGTTAGAGCAAAACTAGACCCTGCTGTTGTTACCGCTTTATCAGTTTGGATCATGGCAGGGACACCTGCTGTCAAGCTGCCTACATTTAAGCCACCTATAGCATTAGAGGTGGTTGATCCTCCAGAAGTAACAGATGGGGTTATGTTTGTTCCTGTTATTGAATAAGTCGTGCCAAGTTTATTAGTAACAGAATACGGCATATCTACAGTAATCTGTGCAGATGTCGTAAACTTTTGAGTTATGTCTGCTAGTGCTACAGAAGGACTAAACAGAAATAAAAGTGCAATTAGTTTCTTCATTTTTTGTTATCCTTTTTGTCTACAACTTCCGCACCAAGAATCTTGATGGGTGTTTCTATTCTAATTGTTTGATAACCTCCTGACTGTGTAGCTAATAACGCTTCCACTTCTTTTTTATTTAGTGGTTTTTCATCAGGCTTATATGTTCCATCACCTCTTTTCTTGGCACCTTCAAGGCCGAAACTGGCTAACGCACCAGTTAGAAGAGAAGCAGGGAACGTAATATCTTTAGGTTCGTTGCTATAACCTGGTATGGAAACGTAGTTCAAGCTAACGATGAAACCACTCCACCCGACTACGACAAGCCTCACCACGACTGAGATAAAGGCTAATTGCTCTTCTTTGTCGTTAATACTCTCTTTAATTTTTTGGAGAGGGCCTTTTTTGACTTCTTCTGTCATAACTGGGGTTTATTAGTCATACTAACTATAAGTATAGCTAAATTATGCCAGAGGTACACGCAGCACTGATTGGAGCGGCAGCAACCGCTTTTCTTATGGTTTTATCTAATATAAGTAATAGACGAGAAAGAGATATAAGAGAAATTTTTAACCGAATCAATCAGCTAGAGAAAGCCGTAAGTCGCATTGAAGGGCAGAATCGTTAATCTTTGGTATGTTTGGAAAAGAACATACAAACTTATGTCTAAATTTTTAATCAACCTATTCATTAAGTTCGGTAAAAGTGAAAGTCTACGCAAAGCGTGTTTGTCGCTTTTGAAAGACTTGGCAGCTAAATCAGACAATGATGTAGACGATGCAATCGTCAAAATGATTGAAGAAAAACTCTTCCCAGTAAAATGAAAAGAAAATTTCTTAATATTGATATAGAAGAAGCTCCATTGGAGCTTGAACTGTCAGTAGAACAAAGATGCCGTGATATTTTAGCTTGTAATGATACCTACAGTATCAAGCGTTATTGTGTCCACTTGGTAAGACATCAAATGAGGCAGGATGTATTTCTTTCCTCCTTATTAGGCCGTTTGGTGGAACTACAGGCTCAAGTTACACGGAATGAACTGAAAAAAGAACGTAAAAGTTTTTTTAAGAGTCTAAAAGACTTTCTTCGTATTCCTTGATTTCTTCTGGTCTAAAGTCTTTTACTAATAGCCTTGGTAATTTATCAATTTCATAATTATATTTAAGGATTGCAGTTCTTATATGCTCTGTAACCCACGTTCCTTCATTAGTAACCACTTCAGCTTTATTCCTTGAGTTGATATTGATCCTATGTTCCATTCCTCTAAGCTGAATATCAAGAAGGTTCTTTTGTAGATTTTTTATTCTAAGCTCTTTCAACCTCGTAAGTTTTGGCGATTCACTCATTTTCCAGTTCCGCTATCCTTTTATTTATAGCATCATATCTAATACAATATTCTTTCTTATCTAGCTGTCCAAACCAAAATCTTTCTTGTAATGTTGCAAGCTGCTGATAATAATTTTTGATCAAATCTTCATTTCCCATTTATTAAAAATCTAATGGTTTTTTCATTACGATTGCTGATAAAACAAGTAAGGCAATTTTTGTGGGAGGTTGTTTATTATTAAAAGGCATGAAATTTTGTCCCTCTTGCCGTGGAGCATGAAGACCTGTATCGGAAACAACTAAAGCAAATTCCGCAGCAAAAGCTTCAGAAACACCTTTAAATTGACTAAATAAAACACCCTTACCATAATCATTATGATTGCAAATAATTGGTCTAAAATCAGATAAATCAAGTTCAAAGCACTTTAAACCATATTCTAAATGGTCTTTAAATACTGCAACATTATGAGGTAGATTTGTCAGGTCTTTTTTGTCCATAATTTTATAAGAAGTTCAAGTTCAGCAATTCTTTTTTTTGCTGCTGCGATTTTTTCTTGTTTTGTCATGGCAATCTTTTATGATTCCAGTCTATTTCCATCCATACTCCATCATTAGGGGTCTTGGAATAAGGAAACCATTCATAAGAGATATCATCCTCTTCATTAAAATAGACCTGACCATTATAGGGATTAATAGGAAAGTTAAATTTTTGTTTTTTCATTTTGTATGAAAAGGGGTCTTACATGACTAAGGAGAATGTTGGACTATCAATGCCCCTATAAATCAAGCTGGGATCGACTCGAAGTCTCTGCTTCTTACTGGTAATGTGAAATTATCTACATTAATTTCAATAGCTGCTCCAGTACTGCCATCTCTTCTTTCAAAGGTTTTTAGCTTGCCACGGCCAACAACAGTAATTTGATTGCCTTTTTTTACATAATTTGCAATTACATCACCACGGTTTCCCCATACAGCACAATCAAATTGTGTCGTAGTATCTTGATCATTTGTAAGCAAAGTAAAACTGGTTACTTTTGTTCCTTTTGAAGTTTCTTTCTGTTCAGGGTCTTTAGCTAAATTACCAACGGCTGTTACGTTAAACATAATAAAAATTTAATTAGGGTTGTTAGTTTTGTTCTGCCAATCCTCAATGTCAAATCGGTGATACCGAATAGTGTTATTAAGAATGACAGTCCATTTCGGGCCACTAGGATGACCCTTGCGAGTTTTGGTTCTCCAAAGTCGCACAGTTTGAGGTTTTACACCAAGCTCTTCAGCTAATTGATCTGAGGTTATAAGTTCATTCATGAATCCTCCTTCTCTAGAATAAGTGTCAGCAATCCATCTCTTTGATTTTCACTAATAGCATTAGTTTCATATCGTTTTGAAATGTTTTTCTTTAATAATCCGAGCTTGTCTTTATTGCCTGGTTTATTGATAAAGGCTTCACATTCTTTGATGAACTTATCACTTTCGGATCTATCAATCGGTTTATTACTTGAGACAGTTGGTTTACTATCATCAGGTTTTAACCATGCCTTGTCCTTATCGTATAAAGACAAGCCAAAGGAATCTCCAAACTGCATAAGACAGCGTTTTCTTGCATCACTTTCCGCCTCTTTGATTGCTGATTCATGCTTATCGCCAACGCCACCCATGCGGCCATGACCAGCACCTGTTCCCTCTCTAATAACATTTCCCACGGTAATTCTTACCTTTGCAATGTAAGAAACACACTTGGAATCTTCAGCAACTAAAGATGTTTCTAATGTTTCAGAACTCCAGCCATCAAAACCAAAAATGCGGTTGGCTTCTTTTATGACATGCCAGCTTTCAACATAAGCTAGCTTTTGACCACCACCACCACTTCTAAAGGATACATTGTCTTTGTTGATTTTTTGATTTAGCAGTTTTTTCTGCTCTTCATTAAAGCTCATTTTTCTATAGGGGTTGTAAATGCCCATCGGGGCAAGGATAAGGATTGAACACCTGCTTGGCACCAGCTAGGCCAGTCATCAAGCAAGCGACATTCGGCAATCTTATCTAAAGCACTTCTACTAAGGTTTTGGCCTTCTTGCAAGGCATCTTCATCAAGTTCCCATAAACCGACGTCAAATGGATATTCAGATTGGACTACAAGAAAAATAAACCGTTTTGCTGATGGGATTCCATTTAAATAGTGTGCTGCCTGTAAATGATATTTAAAATTAGCAACAGCTTTAGCAAAGTCTTTAGGGTTTGCTCCTGTTCTACTGGTTTTTAAATCCACAATAGTTTCTTTATTTAACCAGTCAGGTCTGCACTTACAGGTAACTCCAGAAATGTTATCATCCCACCAGTAAGATTTCTCTGCAATACCAAAACTTAATAACTTTTTGGCATAAGATTCTGCAAAAACCGCATCTCTCATCTTGATTGCATTTGACCAATCCGATTCAGTTACAGGAGTCATGCCCTTTTCTTCGGCCTCCTTTGCCTCTTCTTTCCCTTTTTTGGTTGTCCTTGATGATACTGCAACAAATCTTTTTGTAAGTTCATCAGGTTCGAGAACGGCACAATGAGTCAATGTTCCAAGCATCATAGCTGCCGTTGGTTTATGTTTTGGCCGATTAGGATTAAGAAAAGAGTTCCAGTAAGCTCTAGGGCCATGAGATACCATTACTTTTTGCATTGATGCTGAAATTGCATCATCGGCATGGTATTTTTCGTTTGAAATCTGGGTTGATCCTGTTGTCATGAGTTTTTATATCCTTTTGTATGTGGGCCGTATTGCATAAATAAACGAGGCCAGGTTTTTAAAATAAGTGCTTTATCCTGTGGCATGGCAACAAGGCCAGCCTGTGCAAGACGTTTTAAAAATGCTGATGCTCTAGGGCAATCAATTACAGATGCAAACGTGTTAAAGATTTCTTTATCGGTCATGGTTAAGATTAGGTTGCCGAGTTCGGAGCGTTCAGGGGTTGGTCGCTTCGACCTCGGTTGTTTATGAAAGCGAAGGCCAAGATCATATTCACTCATCATCGTCTTGCAAGCTCCTTACACGCAGCCTCGACATTATATGTGTAGCAATCTATCTTAGTAGAGGTAAGTAAAGAATCTGAAAGGGCAAAATATCCAATGCCGAAGATGCAGATGTAAAGAAATAAATGTTTCATGGGGTTGGGTTTCAGGGGTACTTTAACAATACCTAACGGTCAACAATTGTCAACTGGTATAAACTCTGGGTATTGTTTAGTAAGTCTCTTTTCAATTGTTTTATAGTCCATATTCCATTCAACAAGACATTCGTTTTTTTCATTTTTTATTTTATCTTTTTTAGCTTGTTCTTCTGCGATACGTTTTCTGCAATATTTAATTTGATCTCTGTAATCTTGAATATTTAAATCATACATATTTATTTGTTTGTCAAAATTTTCCAATTTAACAAAATGTTCATCATCTTTGCCCTCTGGCCCTTCAAGTATTCTTCTTAAGTAACTTTCGTCACAATTAAAGTCATCTGACCAATGTTCTGATTCTTCTCCACCAAGATCAAACATCTTGGTGTGGAATTTATCAAGTATTGCGAAGGCTTTTTCTGCTTGATTGTAATAATGACCACGTTTCATTTACTTAGCCTCCTCTTGATACATTGGCTTCATTTCAAATCGCCAGGGGTAGGTATCAGTAGTTTTTGTTTTATCTGCATCAGGGTGATTAGTAAATAAATCTTCCCATTTGCCAACTTCTTGTAACCAGTAGTTGTCTCCTTTTTCTTGGCGGATTTGTTTGCCATTATCCTCAAGGTAGTTAAGACGAGTAATGATTTCTAAAATGGTCACTTACTTAGCCTCCTTTTGTATTCTGTTTAATATGTTGTAAGTCCAATTTGGCTCATACTCAAGGTCACGGAAATCGGCGTTGGCTTTATTGGCCTCATAATTTGTTTCATGTATGCTGAAGTGTATAACCTTGTTTGTAAGATGGTTGAATAATTGAGCTACACCAAACTCTGCTGCTGATTGATCGCAAAACTTAATTGCATCTTGCCAGTTAACAAATATATGATCTAAGTGACCATTTTTGTATGGTGTTTCAACCCTGTATTGTAAGTATTTTGGGTTGCCTTGAATTGGGTGTCTCATTGTGTTAGTGGGGTTGTTTCTATACCTTTATATTACATTTCCCTTCAACAACTGTCAACAAACAGGGAGATATTCTGTTACATTTGTAATTCTGCTATTCGTTCATCTAACGCATTCACCAGTAAACGATACTGTTGATCATTAATCTGACGTCTAAACCACATATCTCCCAGATTTGCCACTTCATTATGCAATGACGCAATAAGATATTTTTTTCTTCTATCAAGGTCTTGATGGTAACAAGTCATGTTTTAACGCCCCATTTCCTTCTTAGTTTATTTTTTAGTTGCATTTTTTGTTGTCTTGTTATCGACAAGTAACAATTATCAAGTTCTTCAATTAAAGATTCATAATCTTCTTCAGACGCTTCAAGTGATTTCTGAAAATTCACAAGAGAAGCTCTTATAAGTTTGTAATCCCTACTGGAAATGTCTAATATATATCTCATTGAAGTGGTTACTTTTTGATTTGATTGTAAATTTTTAAAAACCTTTCTTGTAATTCTTGAACGCTGCATTGATCAGCATTTTTTATCTCAATAATTTCTTTTGGTGTAACCCAACAAGTTCTTTCATCTTCTGTTTGTACCTCAATAAGGTCATTTGTAAAATCTACGCAACAGAACATAACATCAATATTGGTTCTAATGATTGTATGGGTTGGTTTGAAAGTCATTTGAAGGGGTTGTCTCTATACCTTTAATTATAGTCTATGCGTCAACAACTGTCAACAAGGTTAAGAGGTTATCTTGTAACCTCTTTTATTAATTTATTCATTGTGTGTTAAAACTTTCTACCTTTTTTGGTTTCAAGAATCAACTCGTGTAGCCATTTTCTAAATAATTCAGCGTGTTCTAAATTGTTCACATCTTTGTGTGGAATGGCTTTTAGCTTTTTATCTAAGTTATCAAAGCGGTTAGGTGTGGTCATTTTAAGAGGGGTTGATTTACTTTTATATTATATCTATTTTCAACAACTGTCAACAAGGTTTCATTACTTGTACATCAAAGCCCTTCTCCTTCAACTCTTGAATCCTATACATCTGTATTTCACTCAATCTTCCCTTCGGCCCTTTCACCTCAATAAATTTGACCTCACCTGGCTTCATACAAATTAAATCAGGAAATCCAGCTTTGTTGCACATAATTAACTTGATTACTGTCCACCCTTCTTTCTCGTGCTTGTCGATTAGCTTCTTCTGATATTGTGCCTCTGTCATTCCTATAATGCTTGATCGTATAGCTTTCCTTTAATTTAACAACATCATATACTTTTGGCTCGATTCCCTTTTCTGCAAAAATATAATGGATTTTATTCTTTCTATCCCTACCAAGAAAACTGGCCCTTTCCCTGCCCTGTAGATAACTTAAGGCAGAATAATCTATTCCCATAAAAATTAAATGATCGGCACTGCTTAAATTGACACCTTCCCTGCAACTTTTGACCTGACCAATAAAAACAGAATCACTAACCGCATTAAATATATCTGGATCATCTGTTGCCCTATGACCGAAACTTTCTCTCAGCATTTTGCCCTCTGCAATAAAACAATATAAAATAGCAATCCTGCCACTAAAGTTGTTTTTTATATAATCAATCTTGCTTTTATCAAATATAACTGCTCCATGGTTCTCAGTAATAACATGACCATTGTAAATCTGCCTTAATTTGCTCATTACCTTTGCCCCAGTATCTGCAACGACGCTTCTTCTCGTTGGTTTACCAATAACACCGTTTTTTATAATCCTCAAAGCCAACCTGTATGTCCTTCTGGACATTTTTACCATATGCACTTGTTCCTCCACTTCTTGAGTAAAACCAGCCTCTTTTTGGGTCATTTGTACCGTGTAAGGCTCAATATCCTTTAGAATCCTGCTTTGTTTAGCGTCTGAGTAATCTTTTATAACAACACCAGTTCCAACCCTTTTCTCCTTTACATCCACATAATCACTGGCCCATCTATAAAAGTTCTGATATTTACTCCATAAAAAAGGAGCTAATGACCATTGATGGTATAGCTGACTGAAACTCTCAGGACTTGGCGTTCCACTCATCAAAATAATAATGTTATATCTAAGCTGTAATATATTTTGATACCGTTGAGATGGTTTTGGAAAGGCTCCCACGCTATGAGCTTCATCCACAATGATCATATTCCAACTTGTACCCTTAAAATTCTTTAACTGCTCAAAGTTAGTTATGGATACTATCCCCTCAAGATTCATCTTTTCTATATCGCTTTTAATACTGGGAATTGCTTTTTTCTTAGTAATTACCAACACCTTCTTAAGTGCCATATTTCTAACAACAGATAATGCAACTAAGGTTTTGCCTGTTCTACATTCACCACTTAAATATGCACATTTTTTAATCTGACAAAGTTTTGTAAGTCTTTTACTCGCTTTTTTTTGATATTCTCTTAAAATTACCATTGACTATACAAGATTTAGCGGTATCTTACCCTATAGTGATACAAAATCAACCCTAAACATGGAACAAGATCAAACTTTAAAAACCATTAATATTCAACTTTCCCAGGGGCAGATAAAATGGCTTGATGATAATAAAGGGTCTGAATCTAGATCTTGTTTGCTCAGATTTATTGTTGCAAAAGAAATGGAGAAGGTTGCTTAACAATGGATATAAAAGAAGAATTGCTTGGACTTCCCAAGCACTGGGGTTTTGTTGCCGTTCAAAATAAAAGACCTTATCAAAATAATTGGCAAAATAACCCACTTACACGCTCTCAATTATTTAAAGAAATCTCTCTTAAAAAATCTACAGGGATTGGTGTATTATGCGGAACCCCTTCAGGTGGCCTACTTTTCCTCGATCATGATGGCCCATCAGCAGCAAAAATATTAGGTGAGTGGGGTTTTTCTCTTTCATCACTACCTCCTTCATGGATGGTTACATCAGGTCGGGTTGGTAGATTTCAAATAATTTACCAAGTGCCAGAACAATATTGGTCACAAATAAAAACACGGAAATTTCAAACAGGTGTAAAGGACGAAGATGGTTCTGTTGAACAGATCGAACTTCGGTGGAATGGTACACAGTCAATAGTATCTGGTAAACATCCAAAAACTGACGGGTATAGATGGATGGAAAATCGCTCACCAAAAGATTTAGAAATTGCAGAAGCTCCTGTTGCCATTATCGAAAAAATGATGGAGCAAAAGAAAAAGACAAAAACTCCTCAAGTACAAACTCTCAACTCAGATACTGATAAAGCACGTTCACTTCTGCAATCAATTAATCCAAATCGGTTAGATGATTATGATGCTTGGCTTAAAATTGGCATGGCTGCTCATTCAGTTGGGGATAATTCACTTCTTTACGATTGGGAACAACTATCACAAAGGAACAGCAAATATCAATCAGGGGAATGTGAAAAGAAATGGGCATCCTTCAAATCATCTGGTGTCTCTCTCGGCACTCTTCAAAAGTTTGCCTCCGAAGATGGTTGGACTCCACCACCTAGATCCTTCCCCACTTCAATAAAGCCAACAGAAGAATCAACACCAGTTCCTCGTAAACTTGAGCAGCTTACATCTCAGGAACTTATAAACTTTTTACGCAACCTAAAACAGGAAATTAGATTTAATACCTTTTCCCATTCAATAGAAATGGATGGCAAAGTTATTAAAAATATTGAACTTTTCTACCTGACACTTGCAGAACTTGGTTATAAAGTGCCAAAAGAAATGGCCATTGATTGCCTTCTTAAAGTTGCCCATGAAAATGAATATGACCCAGTAAAGCTTTATCTTGATCATTGTTATAACGAAATTCAACCAACATACATAGATAGACTTGCCTCTACATATTTAAGACCACAAGATCAAAACCTTAAAGAACCGACAATATATGACATAATGCTTAAACTTACCCTTATTAATGCAGTAAGAAGAGTTTATATTCCAGGCTGTAAACATGATTCCGCAACTGTTCTTCAAGGTTCTCAAGGCATAAAGAAATCATCATTTTGGCAAACATTATTTGGCCCCTTCTTCTCAGATGCACTCGGCGATATATCTTCTAAAGACGACCTCCTAGTTCTTCACCGTTCATGGGGCATGGAATGGTCTGAAATCGATGGTGTAACAAGTCGCAAACACGCTGGAACAATAAAAGCCTTCTTATCAAGATCAACTGACCTTCTACGAGTGCCTTATGGTAAAGCAGTCGAAGAATGGCCAAGGCGTGGCATAATTGTAGGATCAACAAACAAAGAATCTGGTTTATTAATAGACGACACAGGCAATAGGCGTTTTCATATAATTCCCTGCACTACAAAATCAATCGACCTTGATGCTCTTCAACTTGAACGTGACTCCATTTGGGCAGCTTCCGTTCATGCCTTTAAAAATAATGAACCGCATTTTCTCTCCTACGAACAGGAAAATCAAATTGAAAAAGAAAATCTCGGTTATATGGTTGATTCCCCTTGGTTATCCGTCATCACTCAATATTTAAATGACCCTTCTAATGCCTTAAAAGATATAACAATTGAGCTTCTTTTATCTGAAGCAATAGAAAAACCTGTTGAAAGACAAACAAAATCTGACACAATGACTGTCTCATCTATTCTCAAATCCTTACAATATGAACGCAAAAGGAAACGAATAGAGGGAACACCTAAATGGGTGTGGTTCTCACCTGTTCTCACTACTGTTCTCACTACTGGGAACGGTTAAAACCCCTGCTATCACTATCTTATATATATATGTTCTCTATGTTCTCTATGTTTTATATATAAATATAATAATAGGTAATATAGGGGTAATATAAGGGTTAGGAAACTCTTAAGCACTTCTGGGAACACCTGGGAACGTGGGAACACCTCTAAGTCTCAAATAAGTCTCATTTTGTTATTTTTTAATACTGAACTACTATGTTCTTATGACTTCAATCAATGATTTACAAAACGATCGTAAAAATGCTCGCAAGCGTACTGATCGTTCCTCAAAACTTATAAAAGAATCACTTCAAAAATTTGGTGCTGCAAGATCAATTGTGATTGATGAAAACAATCGCATACTTGCAGGAAATGGAACAATCGCTGGGGCAAAGGCAGCAGGGATTAAAAATCTTAAAGTTATAGAAACTGATGGTAATGAAATTATTGCCGTAAAAAGAATTGGTCTCTCAGAAGATGAAAAAGTTGGTCTCGCTCTTGCAGATAATAGAACTTCCGATCTTTCAGAATGGGATTTAAATATGCTTGAAGAATTAAGTCAAGAGCATGACCTTAACCCCTGGTTTGATAATGATGATCTGGAAGAACTGTTGGGAGAGACAGAAGTCTTACCAACAGAAGGTTTGACAGATCCTGATGATGCTCCAGAAATACCAGAAGAACCAATAACAAAAGAAGGTGATTTATATATTCTTGGCAACCATCGCCTTTTATGTGGTGACTCTACAAATATTGAAAATGTCGAAAAACTTATGGATGCTAAAAAAGCGGACATGGTTTTTACTGATCCCCCTTATGGTGTTAATGTTAAAGGAGGTGCAAAAAGTAGTAATTTAATTGCTGGTGATTTAACTCAAGTAGCTATTCCTTTTTCTTTTGATTTAGCTGTTGAAAGAGCAACAAAAGACGATGCTAGATTTTATTTCTGTGGTTCTGAAGGGAATATCTCTCTATATAGCAAATTATTTGATCGGTTTTTACATCAACTTCCAAGACATTTAATTTGGATGAAAAATGGATTTGTGATGAGGCCAAACAATTACCATAACCAGTATGAGATTATTTTCTTTGGCTACAAACCAAAAGGCGGTGGATTAAATCATTGGTATTCAGGTCGCACAGAAGCAGAAGCTTCTGACATTTGGGTTATTAAAAGAGATCCGTCAAAAGGGTATTTACATCCAACACAAAAACCAATTGAACTGCCAGAAAGAGCAATAAAAAATAGTTCCCCTGTAAATGGTCTTATTTATGAACCCTTTGGCGGTTCTGGTTCAACTCTTATTGCTTGTCAAAAAAATAATAGATGTTGTTATTCAATGGAATTAGACCCCAAGTATTGCGATGTAATAGTAAAAAGGTGGGAGGATTTTACAGGTAACAAAGCAAAACGTGTATCATCTAGTTAATGGGTAAAAAAGGAACAAAAGCAGAAACTATTATTAGATCACAAAAGTTTGCTCGTATTATTGCAAATGGTGGTCGTAGATCTGACTGCGTTCGCTATGCCTCAGAAAACTGGGGGGTTGGGGAAAGAACTGTAGATAAGTATTTAAACATCGCTAGAGCAGAGTTAAAGAGAGACTGGGACATGGAAAGACCCCAAATGGTGGCTGATCTTTTGGCGCAATGTAGCACCTTACAGATGGAAGCTAGAAAAGCTGGTCATTATCACATTGCTCTCGGTGCAATCAATACAGCGGCAAAACTTGCGCAGATTGTTTCGTGAGCATTTTAGATACGGCAAGAACAGGAAATGTTTTATATCAAATTGGTGCTTATGACTTACCGACAGCAGATGAAGCGATAGAGCGTATAAATCAAGACTTACTCCCTCATCAATCAAAGTTTTGTGATGACCTCGATCATAGGAAACTAGCACTTGTCTGCGGCTTCGGTGCTGGTAAAACTCATGCGTTAATTTCAAAATCTTGCATACTGGCAGCACTTAATGTCGGTCATGTGTCTGCAATCTTTGAACCGACTGCCCCAATGCTTAGAGATATTCTGCAAAGAACGATGAATGAACTGCTAGACCAATGGCAAATACCTTACACATTTAGGGCTTCACCATTACCTGAGTACAATCTAGAATTTGCAGAGGGAACACATACAATCCTGCTAAGAACAATGCTTACATATCAGCGATTAAGAGGGCAAAACTTATGTGCAGTCGGATTTGATGAGGCAGATACTGTTCCAAAAAGAGATGCGGAGCAGGCAATGAACATGGCACTTGCAAGATTAAGATCAGGTAATGTTCAACAGTTTTATGCAACAACAACTCCCGAAGGTCATGGTTGGGCATTTGAAACATTTGAAAAGAATAAAAAATCTGATACAGGATTAATACAGGCAAAGACAAAAGATAATCCTTACCTTCCCGACAACTTCATTGAATCTCTTGAGGAAAACTATCCACCGCAATTAATAAAAGCTTACTTACTAGGCCAATGGGTCAACCTTACAAGCGGTCAGGTTTATGATCGGTTTAATCGTAATGATCATGTAATTAATAAAATACCTTTTGATATCAAGATGGAGGTATTAAGAATCGGGGTCGATTTTAACGTAATGAATTGTAACGCCGTTGTTGGTGTCAAGTCTGGAGACAAGTTAATTATCATAGATGAAATATCAAAACAAAATGATACAGATGCGTTGGCACAGGAAATACTCAGGCGTTATCCTTCAAACAGAATATTAGTTTACCCAGACGCAAGTGGCTCAGCACGTTCAACGATTAATGCATCAAAAACAGACATTGCAATCCTCGAAAGTTACGGATTCAGTTCAATGGCTCTCAAGAGCAACCCCTTTATCAAAGATAGAGTTGCAACCGTCAATGCGTTACTACAGAACGGCAAAGGGGAACGACGTTTGGAGATTCATGCCCGTTGCACTCGTTTAATTGAGTGCCTTGAGTTGCAGAGCTACGATGAAAGAACAGGAGATCCAGATAAACAGAATGGATACGATCATCACGTGGATGCGTTAGGATATTTAATTTATCGTGAATTTAATATACTTTATGGTAGGGCAGGCAAGCCGACTGGTATTAGAATATATTAAAAGTAATGGTACTATGAGGAAAAACCGTGTATAGCTCTCTGAATATTTACAATCAGCCTGTAACACTAGCTCCTACAACGGTTGCGAGTCCTAATGCTGCCTATCAAAGGATGGCAAATTTCTGGGATTTGGTTGAAGATTTGAAAGAGGGAACATATAAGATCAGGAGTGAACATAGAAAGTATTTACCGCAAGAAGCTCGTGAGACTGATGATTCATATGATGTTAGATTAAGTAGATCAACAGTAGTGCCATATTTGCAAAGAATCGAAAAAATGTTAAGCGGTATGCTCGTCAGAAAGCCTATAAGACTTGATGATGTATCTGACTTAGTAAGAGAACAGTTATTTGATGTCGATTTAGAAGGTAATGATTTAAACGTCTGGTTATATCAAACATCAAGAATTGCAATAAGCTTTGGTCACGTAGGGGTGCTTGTTGATGCTCCGAAAGATGGAGATAAGGCACGGCCATACTGGGTGACATATAAACCATCAGATATTTTGGGTTGGAGGACTGAGATAGTAGAAGGCACAAGAAAATTAATGCAAGTACGTTTAATGGAGCAGGTTGTTGAAAACGATGGACAGTATGGAGAGAAGTTAGTGAAACAAATAAGAGTATTAGAACCAGGCCGTTATGAAATACATAGAAAAGATGATAAAAAAGGTGAATATAAGTTATTTGAAGAAGGCGAGATGAGTTTAAAGGATAAAATTCCTTTTTCTGTTGCTTATGCGAATAGGGTGGGAATGTTTGAAAGTCGCAGCCCTTTGTATGACATTGCAGAATTAAACCTCAAGCATTATCAAATTCAAAGTGACCTGGACAATATTCTGCATATCAGTTCTGTTCCTTTATTAGCTGTTTTTGGATATCCCAATGCAGATGAAATAACAACAGGGCCGAATGAAGCATTGTCATTACCACCTGAATCAAGAATGGAATATATCAGCCCTTCTGGTGATAGTTATGATAGTCAATTTAAAAGACTTACAGATATTGGCGAACAGATCAATACATTGTCATTAGCAGCAGTATTAGGGCAGAAACTTGTAGGAGAAACAGCAGAGGCCAAAAGGATAGATAGATCACAGAATGACAGCACAATGATGGTCATTGCACAGCAGATGCAAGACTTGATTGATAACTGCCTTAAGTTTCATAGTGAATATCTAAATGAACCTAATGCTGGCAGTAGTTTTGTCAATAGAGATTTTGTCAGTGCAAGATTAGATCCACAGGAAATTCAATCATTATTACAACTATTTACTGCTGGTACTATCAGTCAGGAGACATTACTTACACAATTAAGCAGTGGCGAGATTCTTGGTGATGATTTCGACGTAGAAGAAGAAGTTGAGGTAACTCAAGCAGGTGGATTAGTTGAAATGGAAGCCCCAACCCAACCTGACGCAGCTTAATGAATGTCAACTCCAGAGGTATTCTACAGAGAGACAATTGATCTCAACCGTTTTAGTAATTCTGTTGCTAAGAAGTATGCTGTAACTTATAACGAAATAATATTAAAGGCTGCAAAACAATTAAGAGATATAGATATAAGACAAAGAAAAGCTGGAGAAGCGGTTGTTATTGCACCACAGACAAGAAAAAGATTAAGGGCAATTATAAAACAAGCAAAAAATAGTTTAAACACTTGGTCTAGTGCTACGGCTAGAGATTTTAAAAAAGAATTGCAAGGGATAACTGTTTTACAAAGAGATTTTATTGTAAAAGAGCTTAAGAAAGTAACAGCATCAGGAGATGTGCCAATAAATAGTGTTGCTGTAAGCCCGAAGTATGCAGATTCTTTTATAAATACTGATCCAACTCAAACAAATATCTTTACTAGCAAAGAATTTACAGAAGATGACTTTGTAAAGTTTGGCTCTGGAAAGTTTGAACTTACTGCAAGACAAGGTGCTGCTGTAACATTGCCAAATGGACAAACTGTAGAAAAGGCATTTCGAGGTATTGCAACCAGTTCACAACAAAAACTTGCATTAGCGATCAGATCGGGTGTTTTTAGTGGAGAAACAACGCAGCAGATAGCAAGGAGATTAGTTGGTAGGCTAGATTTTAACCAACCAGGGTCTGTAAAACAAATTGCAGCAGCAGGTGGTGAGGTGACCAAACTTGCCAATCATCAAGTACAAACGATTGTAAGAACATCAATTAATCAGGCACAAAACCAAGCAAGTCAAGCGGTTTATGCAGCAAATAGTAAAGTTGCTCCTAAATATGAATATGTTGCAACGCTAGATTCTAGAACAAGCTCAATATGTCAGAGGTTGGATGGTCAGAAGTTTTCATATAACAAAGGCCCAATACCACCGCAGCACTTTAATTGTCGTTCAACGACTGTTCCTGTTGTTGACTTTGATGGGTTGCAGAAGAAATATCCTTCTTTAGAAAAGCCACCAGCGACTGCACTTGATACAAGACCAAGTATTACAGGCCGAGTCCCACAGAATGTTGCTTATGGCGATTGGTTATTAAATCAGGATCGAAAACTGCAAGTTAAGACTTTAGGCAACGAAGGAAAAGTCAATTATTTTAAAAAATTAGCAAAGAAGGAAGGTTCTGGACAGGCAGCTTTGCGGAAGATGATAAGAACAGATGGAAGTGAGAGAAGTTTAAAGGACTTGGAAAGATTATATGGCAAGCCTAGTGCAATCAAGCCAAAGGTCAAACCAGAGGTAGCCACTTCTCAAATCAAGACTTCACCTGTTATGGGTACGAATGGAGTTGATAAGTATTTAGTTGACAATAATATTGCCAAAACTTCACAAGAGTTTATTGAAGATAGTCTTGATAGTTTAGAAAAACTTGGCGGATTAACAAAAACTAATGTCAAAAAGATGCGTAAATTCATGAAAAAAACTAAATTAATAAATCATTTCAACATGAAAGGAGAAAAGACAGATTTAAAACAAATAAAAGAAAAGTTTTTAACAGGAAACAATCTCAAAGCTTTCAAAGAACAACTAAAAGCCACAGAGAAAAGATTCGCTATACAACAAGCTAAACCTAAAATGTCCAAAGAGTTTAAAGAGTGGACAAGTCCTTTACTAGGAGGTATAAGAACACAATTTCAAATACTTAATAAGGGTAAAGGCCCAGCTTTTGACAGATACATGGTTAGTCAACATTTTAAAAATGCTGGCGGTCTTAATTTAGGATTTACAAATACAAACTATTCCATTGTTCATGCTCAATTAACAACACAGTCAAAGAAAATTAATTTAAATCTTGCAAAGAAAATGAAAGCAAGTGCAACAAAAACTTTAGATAATAATGCTTTACTACATAATCGTGGTTATGACTTTGCAAGACAAAATAATTTAAAAGAGATATGGGGAACTTCACAACCTATGTCTGCTGATATGCAATGGTTCTCTACATTTATTCACGAGACAGGACATCAAGTTCATTTTCAATCTGGAGCAAACACACTAGGCAGACAGTTTCAAAAACTAAAAGGAATGACTTTTACCTCTGAATACAGTAGAAAGAACACCTTTGAACAATTCGCTGAAGGGTTTACAATGTATATATTGAACCCAGAGGGTTTACAAAAAAATGCACCTCGACTCTATAATTGGATAGACGAGGCAATTGACCTTGCAATCAAAGAAGCATGAACGCAACTGAAGCACTACAACTTTCTAAAGAATTTCCAAAGAATAGGACTGTGCCTAGACGTATTTTTGATGCAATGCAAAAAACAAGGGGAGAAGAAAAATACAAATTTAAATGGATTGTTGAAGGTCTTTACAGAGATGCAAAAAAAATAGAGGATTTTGATTTACTAAGTAAATACTTTGGAGACTGATGCCACTAAAAAAAGGTAAATCACAAAAGTCTATCTCTGGCAACATACGTTTGCTAATGAAAGAGGGTAAGACATTAAAACAAGCTCAAGCAATAGCTTTATCAACTGCTAAAAAACGCAAAAGGAAGTAAAATATAAATAATTACTTTTCTTATCATGTATGGTAAGTCTAAAAAAACAAAAAAAATTAAAAAAGGAGGCAAAAAGTAATGGGATATACATTCAAAGTCCAGACT